CTTTCATAATTTCCTTGCACATATTATAATGTTTTGAGGTTTTTGATGTTTTTAAAAATCTTGTGCCTGGTCTATCATGAATATTATCAACAAAAGAATCTGATATTTTTTCTATATTTAATTTATTGCAAAGATAATTTATGATATTGTCTACATTATCTAAATCTTCATATTTAAAAATAAGATCTACATGTTTTTTAGCATAATTAAAAAAAGAAATATATTCTTTTTTACATATTAAAATTAAATTATATATAGATTTTGGGTTTGGCTCATACTCCAGTTCCATAGCAAGCCTTGATACTATACAATCTCTTGGATTTCGTACTATTGTCAAAACCAAATCATAATTACCCACCAATTCAACGTGAGTCTTATTCAAAACAATTCCAGTTTTTTGAAGAAAATGTTCAACTAAGAAATGTGTTCCAGATCTTGGATATGAGGGCAAGAGAATCATATTTTAACCGATAGGGCTTCTGCTTCTTTGTAAAGTTCTATACAATCTGTCAAATCGAAATCTTTGTAATATTTAAATACTTCATCGTATAATGGATTATCAACAAAACTTTTTCTAAAATAGTCTTTTTTCATAGACGTTTCAATTACTTTTAATTGGTGGTTCACTATTTCTAAATTTACAGAACCATAGAAATGATCCCCAGTCTTGTCGCACATGAATTTAACAATTTTATTAATATTTTTAAAATCTTCAAGTTTAAAAATAATGTTGTTATTTTTTAATATTGAGGCGTAATTATTTTTATATGCTTCTATAGGATATAGCAAATCTTTAAAATCAGCAATTGTCTTATTATTTTCATTATAGTTATACGCAATTGAAAAAGAAACAATGCTATCAAGTGGATTTCTTATTGGAGAAAATACATTGCCATAACTATTTCCAGAAAATAACTCTAAGTCATGAACATTGTGAACTTTGCCATTGGACCCATTGTTATATGACAAAGTTAAAAAATTAGTGCCACTTCTTGGATATCCAAATACACAATTCACAATCTACCCCATATACATAAATAAAAAGTGTTTTTTACACACGTCAATAATTATGCCCGTACCCTTCTCTGGCTGGGTAAATTCTGCTTCATTTTCGCAGTAATGGCATTTCGATTTTTCTCTGGGCATATTTTTCATTATATCACCTTGGTTTAAAGTTCGGCGGTAAATAGAAATATCAAACCCCCTCTGACCTATACGGTCAATATGGTTTAGTATTCTAAATACTGCCTATTTATTATAGCACCTTGGACATTGTTCTAGTAGGTTTGGTGTATTTGTAGAGACATAAAACATTACCCCACATTTATGACACAATATACTTAACTCTATCTTTTTAATCTGCATATTCGGAAAGTTCCTCTACGATCTGTGTGGCAAGATCTATGGACAACTTGTCCTTATGCTTGCCTTTTAAATGATCGTGTATTATTTCTGCAATAATATCAATCTGGCTTTGTTTAGATAACATTATTCCTCATTATAGGGGGTCTTTTGAAAAAGCCTCTGAGATTATTCGTAATCTTTCTCGTAACTCCCATTTTTCCTGTTTAGAAAGATGTGGCTTATCCAGAATTCGATCCTTATTTTTCTGGTATCTCTTCTGTTTATACTGAGAAATATCATCATTGGCTTTTTTCATACTACCAGTATAGCAGGGGTATAATTGTGACGTGGACCACACTATTTTATATATTCTTTATCACCCAGAATACGATGCTATAAAGGTAGGGATAGGGGATATAACTGGAAGAAGGTTTAAAGCCCATAGGACCAAGGGGTGGGGCTTGGTTTGTTATTGGTATTTCCAAAATCGGGCGGGAGCCAGAAGAGTAGAATCTATAGTACTACAAACCCTAAGAGAGAGATATGGACATTATCTGGATAAGGGTGATATGCCATATGGGGGATATACGGAGACATTTAATGCCAAGAAGATAACCAAGAGAAGGTTGATTGGTTTGGTCAATAGGGCTATAAAGGGTTGACTTCTTTATACCGTCGCTCTACAGGAAAATCATATTTGGTTTGGTTTGTAGGTGCTGCAGAAACTCTTCTACCGCCTACCCTCATAACAGGTTTGGACTTACGAGGTTTTCTATAACCCTTAATCTTACCTTTAGTCTCTCGTCTTGGTTTAAAGTCATGTACGAAAATGTTGATCATGCTACTCCCCAAAAGATACCTGAGAAGACCATAAAATATCATTGGTCAAATCTACTGGATCGATAGATTTAATACCATATGATTCATAGATAGCCCTTACATCTGGGTTGTCGTCTATGGCAAGATCTATTTTGCCTTGGAGATTGTTGGCAATACCGTCCTTGAAATCGTTAGCCTTTTCGTAATGTTCTGGATTCATCAATAGGGCATCGTATTTAATGCCAAGAGACTCCAGAAGAGTTACTGTGACATCTCTCATAGTATCTTGTCTACCCGTTACAATGATGACATTTTCAATGTTATTTTTTACAAAATCTACTACCGCCAGGTTAGGGGTCATAGCCTCATCATGCCAAAAACCAGATACAAGGGTGTCGTCGATATCTACAATTGCTGTGTTATATTTTTTCATATAATCTATTGTACAGTATAGTGGTTTGATATGCAAGTTATCCACAGACTTGTGTGTAAAAGTATACATGTGATGGATGGTTTTGGCATAGTTATCCACAAGGTTATCCACAGATAAATCTTACTGATATTTTCATGTATAGGGTTAAAGTGGAGTGAAGTGGAGGATAGTGGGGATTGGAACGTTTTTAACGATGGCGCCGTAATCTTTGGCGGGAAAAAGAGATCCCTATCAAACCCTATATCCCAAACCATCATATCTAACAAACCATCATATCCGCTTATACCATATATCCGCATATCTGTCAAACCATCATATCAAGGTTTGGGCATTATACATCCAAAACCATGGTTTGTCAATAGGGTTCGTAATCTATTTTGGATGAAAATTGCCAAATATTCTGGGATATTTGAGATTATTTCGTAATATGTTTTAAAACCAGGAAATATGGTTTGATATGCTTTAAAAACCAGAAAACAATGGTTTGTTATTGATTATAGGGGGGGGATATGGTGTATGATCGTAATCTTTTTTAAATTCCCCGCCTTCGGCGGCGCCCTAGGATCGGGCGGTATTACATAAGGGGTTCGTAATACTCTTTCTCTACATTGCTGAAGTTAAGGGTGATGTCCTTGATGCCACGTTTAAAAAAGCGGCGGGTATAAAAGAGTTTCAAACCACTATAGGTATATACAAACCTACCTATATAAGATACTCCATTACCAAATGCAATGGCTAATTGGTTTTGACCAGTATGATATGAACTTGGTGAATGTATATTCGATCCATTAAATCTAGCATGGTTATGTGGAGACATCATTACTATTATAACATGGTTTGATGGTTTGGGAAAAATATGGTTTGGATCGTAATAACTTTCTGGGAATTTTTTGATATCGTTCGTAATACCGTAAAATTATGGTTTTGTGGTTTGTCTATATACAGTGCCTAGGCGCCCCAGTAGGGGGTTATGAGATTTTTAGTCTTCCTTAGCGATTTTCATTTCTACATAGGCGAGGAGAGTTTCTAAACTATCAAACTCCTCAACCTCTTCTTCGGTTACTTCAAGAGCAGCGAGAAATAGATTAAATGTTTCGTTAATATAGTCTTCTGCCATTGGTAGGGGCTGAACCACACCTGTAGCAATAAACCATGCCAAAGGTAAGCCTACATCATTGTACTCAATAAAATCTTCGAGTTTTTCGTCCTGTCTGAATTCAAACCAGAACTGACCTAAAATACCACACTTATCCGAAAAGGCTACTGACATGTTGTTCTCCTAAATAGTCTACCATAAGTTTATCATACTCTTCCCCTGCTGTCAAGGCAAGAACCTCAAGGCGGTGCCACACAATAGGTGGGTGATTACGAACAAGGTGATATCCTACTGCCTCCAGATTTATGCCCATATCCTCATTGATAATCTTAGCAATCCGTGCAGCAGCCTGTATCTCCTTGGTGTTTTGCGGTTGTCGTCGTACGCTGTAAGCCATAGTTCTCCTTATATCGATTGTACCAAAAAAGTAGAGGGGGTGCAAGAGGCAAGAAAGGGGACCTCTCACACCCCATGAAGGGGGGACCCAACCCCCTTTTAGGAAGTGGCAGACGCCACAAGACCGTGATATCTAATAAAATCTACAATTGAGTGCCAGTTCTCTCCATTGCCAACCATACCGTCTGTAAAGTCGATTGTAATAGGATTATCCATAAATGCTTGGTCCGACGGGTCGCAGGCATAGATACCAAAGCCAGTCTCTGACAGGGCCTCATCCTGAATTAAATAACTGATAGCCATACGAGTCGCATATGGAGCGTCATTCATCTGGATACGTGGCAGCGCATGCTGCAGGGCAGCAGCAAGGTCTTCATGCATTGTATACTCACCGAAGTGGCTGTACAAGGCCACAGCGTGGTCCTCTGATTGTTTAAATACGAATGTGCAACGTGCTCCCATGTTAGGGCCTTTCTGTAGTAGGGTTTTTATTAATTGTATCAAATTCCAAGGGCAGCGTCAACTGGATCCAATCATTCATCATCTTCAACACCCTCCAGGTAATCACCAGTAAAGTCTACAACAATCATTCCTACTCTCCCGTCCTCATTGATATGAGCAAATACAGGGTATAGGCCATCGCCATAGCCAGTTGAAAAAACAACAGAACTTGCAAGTCCGAGTTGACCAAAGCCCTTTTCGATAGTTGCATTACAGGCACCGAGATATCCGTATTCGCCACTTCTATTTTTGCGTTCGTCAAATGGGACATCAGAATCTGAATCCCAAGGCTTCCATTCATCTAAATAACATGGGTCGCCAATCATTGCCTGACCACTGTCAACAGCGAACTGGCCGATTAGAGTTAGTTTATCTGTCTTATCGATATTTATCATTCTTTCTCCTTTGCTGATATTGCGAAAGATATATCATACGTCAAACCATAGCAAAGTGCAAGTGCGTCGGTATATCCCTCCCAATATTTACGTTCCATAGATTCCATGGCGTCTGAGTAATCATTTTCCTCCTCAATACGCTGTGCTTCTGCAAACTCTGCTTCAGCCTCAAGCATTTTGATTTTGAGTTCGCCATGCATAATATCAATACCGTCAACACCAAGATTGACAAGTTTTTGTAGACGTGCGTCTAAGGTTGTAGGGGTCACTTCCATTATTATTCCTTTCTATAAGTGGGTACGTGGGCGTCATCTAAGTATACCTTATGGACATCACATTCTGCAACATAGTCAAGGTCCGCTTCACCAAGATAGTTACATTCACTGCAGATTTCTCCACAATCATTATCGCAGTATTCCATAGTATTATTAGCATCACAGTCACGACACTTGCTTTCATATGATTCTATTTCATTTATGTTGCCTGCCTCAAATTGGACAAGACCGCCCCATCCTGTTTCTTCTTCATAAGATAGTTCAAAGTCAAGGTCAGGATACTGTTCAGATAGTTTAGTTATAGCCTCAGTAGGTGGAGACCACGCAGTGTTGAAGCGGTATGCAAGAGAAGTCTTAGTCTCTTCCATTAGTTCTGTATCAGGATACTTATCCTCATCATGAATAGCAACATCCCACTTAGTACCCCAGTTACGAACATTCCAATCGTACCAGTGATTACCCTTGAACATAAAGGCTTCTTCCAGAGGTTGCTTATGGTCTGGTTGCTTTAGATATTCTTCATCAGATACGCCGTCTTGAATATGATTCCAAATATTATGGAATGCAAAGATAGGATTAGAATATGCGGTTTGTGATAGTTCCATATTTCCAGTTGTAGCATTCCATGAGTCATGGGTTTGAACAAATGGCTTGTTGAGTTGTCGCTTGACATCTGCAATGAGAGCAGAGTCACCCTCTATAGTTAGAGAGTTATAGCACCAATTTGGCATTGGGCGGTCCTTTCTGTTGGGTCGTAATACAATTTTAGCAAAATCTCAGGGGGATGTCAAGTCACTCCCAATACCTTATAATGGTATGCATAGTATTATGTAATGCACAGTCACAATCCCCACCGTTCATATTTTCCATGAATTCAAAGTGGGATAGATTATCCTCATAGATCTCAGTAACCAGTTCATCTATTGTGTACAATTTGCTCATTGTAAGCCTATCTTAGTTAATACATAATTGAATGCCGCTACCTGGCCATTGATAAAGTTATACTCAAAGTCTAATTCCTTACATGCTTTAGATTCGGGGTCAAGTGTTTCCATTTCATCAGCAAGATTGCGTAGGTCTTCATTCAAACCATTACGCATGTTAAATATATGGGTTGTTAGTTCATCTATTGTCATTTTAATTCCTTAGTTAGTTTATTATGATGTGCCGTGCTAAAAATACCAACATTCAGCCTCTCAGCAGGGTATACAGACAACAAATGATTAATAGCATCACCTGCAGTCTTATAGTTAGAATAGTTAATGCTTTTCCCAATACTTGGAAATACGTCTGCTTCCCAAATACCGTTTTCTTCAAATAGGTCTACTCTCATGTATTTATTGTCCCACAATCCAGCAAAAAAATCAAGTGCTACGTAATAAAAAAAATACAAAAATACAATGTCCGTTTTGTCCGTTTGCCTAGGCATTTTTTTTTGCAACTAATGATCTGCAATTGCAAAATAAAAAGTGAGCAGTTTATACTCATGCTCAGGAGTTGCGATTACTTTTTACGCAATCGCTAAGACATTGCGAACAACGCCAAGCAGACGATTCTTTTCTGCTGTAATCATCGGGTCAAAACCAGAAGCAGCAGCAAGAAGTGATTCATTATTACCACCACGAGCAGAACGATGCCAATCCAAACGCTCAGTTAGAGCATTGAACGCACCCCACGCAGTGCCAGCAATCATGCCATTGAACTCGCCTGTGTAGATGTCATTGATAACATCAACCTTGTTAGTCCACTTAGTGACGGCAGCCTTCTTTTCATCTTCAGGCTTAGGATAAGCAGCAAGAATGATGTCATTGAATTGTTGCGCTGTGATTTCTTTTTCAATCATAGCCTTAGCCATGATGTCGAAAGCGTCCATGTAAGAGTTAGCAAGACCAAGAGTCTCACGAGCAATCTGAACTTTACCATTGGCGGTCTGAGTGTGGCGAATCTTGAAAGATTGCTTGATACCATCACGCTTTTTGGTACGACCCAAAGCAAGGTTGAGAGTATTAGCGCAAACAACACGAACGGGTGTGATTGACGCTTGAATAGCGATTGAGCCATCGTGTGATGTATTGATAAGAAGATAAGTCTTTACCTTATCCGCAACACCATTAGGGTCAAGAATTGTCTCACGCTCAAGAGCAAGAGAGCCGAATACAACACGACCACCACGAATAGAGCCAGCAGTTTCCCAACGACCTCCGCCATCAAGAATATTATCACCGAATGAAAATAGGTCTTCATTCTGAAGTGGAACATATCGCTCACCTACAACACCAAGAACATCGGTCTGTGTATTGTCGGTAGGATTAGTACGAACGACATATTGATAAGACTTATCCGAAGACAAGTGAGATGGAATATTTACATCTTCAAGACGAACATTCCAGTTATTTAGATTAGCAGCAGACAACATTTCTGCTGTTGTTTTTTCTTCTGTGAACACAGTACCAAGACCATGCCACGCAGGTTCACGGAACGAAGCAAAAGAAGCAACGCCGTTTTGAGTTTCTAACTCATGAGCCATTTTTATTTCCTTTCTGTTTGATGTATCAATCTTAGCACACCCCTCCGACAAAAGCAAATAGGACTATCAAAACGGACATTTTGGCGTGTCGTAAATCACATCGTAAAATTTGACTTTTTCAAGTTTTGCGGGCTAGGTAAATGATCTAGAAAAATTAATGAGCAGTTTACGTGGACGTGCTCAGGTCCCTTGCATGCTCCTGAAAGAAAGGATGAAAGAGGAGCAATGCGTATAGTTCCTGGCCCCTTTCATGAAGGCCAGGAAATTTATTTAGTAGTCTACACGAGAAATGTTATCTACTTCAATATCGACTTCAACATCATGTGAATGTGAATCAGCATAAACAGTCAAATCAATATCATCAATGTCAAAATCAGAAAGTTCTGACAACGGTACAGATACTGTACCTGTAATTGTTGCAGTTGCCTCAAACTGAATTTCTTTTGTTGCACTGAATCCAAAGATATTGCAAATCTCAGAGACAATGTCTTCTGCAGATGATTCGTTTTCAATCCAGCCTACGAGTTCGCCTTCGAGTTGACGAGAAAGAGCAAACTGCTTATCCAGTGCTTTTTGTGTTCGTCGAGCCAATTCCAATGCATATTCAATGTCAACTACCTTGGCAGTTGGATATGAAATTGTTTGTTCTGGTGAATCCAAATCAATAACCTTATAGGTTACAAGTTGATTAGGGTTATAGTGAATTGGTGCTACAATTTCGTTAGTCGTTTCCATTTGTGATATCCTTTCCTAAGTTATCAAATTCTTTGATGGTATCCATCATCTCATCTATTTGACCTTCTGTCAAGCAGGCATGAGTGACAAGGGTAGCAGTAAGTGCTGAAAGATGAGCAGAATACATAAACATAGCCCTGACAAACTCATCTGAACTCATTTCGTTTCTGTTGTGATAAATCATCGCAGCCATGTCCATAACCCCTTCGTCATGAACGGCTTCAGCAGTTGCCTCTTGAATAGCCAATGCGGTACTAATCATTTGTTTATCCTTTCTTAGATAATCTAATCATAGCACTACCCTCTGACAAAAACAACCCAGTTCGTACATAATCTCATATTTTGGAATGTGTGAAAAATCACACTGCCTAGGCGATTTTTTTAGAGCAGTTTTACATCATGCTCAGGATGATCTTTCCAGGAATACCCACAAGGACTTTCGTCACTTCATTTTTTAGTGGGGCTTATCAGGAAAGAAAAGTTTGTGGCGGGGCAATTGCGATTACACATCCAAAACCGCCACAATTCTATTTATGGTTTGATATATGCGTATGTATAAGAATACTTAGGGCTGTTTGCCTTTAGAGTCTTATTCGCATTATTTACAAGGGCATGAGCCGCAACTGCGTTTCTATCTACAAAAGATAGCATTTCCTTCTTGCCTTTGCTAATAGTTAGTTTATACATTATTTGCCTTTCTATTTGGGTTGGAGGTGGAGCAGTTTTATCACTTGCTCAGGTGAGTAATTTTACAAGTATCTTGCGATAGTGTTGTAAGTTGAGGTAGAAACTACTTCCTCATCTGTCATTTTGAGAATACGGATAGCGTTCTCAATTTCATCTACCATTTCCTTGTATTGCCACTCATGGAAAGACTCAAAATCTTTCTCAGGTTCAGCAGGTAGGTCTGCGATAGCAGACTTAGGCAAATCAAAGTCAATGTTTAGACTTCCGTTATAGCGAACATTTGCTCGCAAGTTTTCTGCCTTTGCGATTTGAGCAAGCGCAAGTTTAGCAACATCTTTCTGCCACTTCTCTTGAGCCTTTGAGAACTTATCCTCATTTACTTTCTGATTAGCCTTATCTTTCTTGAGTTGGGCTAACTTTCCTTCTAATGCCTTGATTACTTTTGCGGTAGCAATCTTGACATTTATGGATTTACCATTACGAGCCATTTTTTTTCCTTTCTTATGGGTTTTGGGTCTGTATCTAAGGATAGCATTTCTACCTTAGAAAATCAAGTTGAGCAGTTTATCCCTCCACTTGCTCAGGTGGCGTTAGCGATAGTGCTAAGATTACTTTGCTGTCCAAGTAGTCCAGCGAGGTGTTCCATTGACATCAAGTTTGACACGAACGCTTGAGCCGTCCTTGTTTGGCTTGATTTCTGTGATAGTGCCTGTCACCTTTGACTTCTGTGAGGTGTAGAGGTCGCCTACCTTGTAAGTGCTTGTTGATACTGCCATTTTTCTTTCTCCTTTGTTAGTTGTTATGTTATTATTATGACATTTATTTTCTGCCGTGTCAAGTTATTTCTGATATTTCTCACATTTTGAGACTGTGATTTAGATCACTTTAGGGGTGGATAGAACATTACCCATAGCAAGCCAGCAGTTAGTAATAGGATTATTAGTTTCATGACTACCTTTTCTTAGCAGAGAATACTATGTCCGCTTTATTGTAGACACATAGACTACATTTTACACAAGCAGAGCCGTCTTTGTCAATAAGGGCAATAGCCTTTTTATTTTCAGGGCACTTGGCTCCAGGCTTGCCAATCATTGCTTTCATGTCTTCCTGCCCAATTGCGAAGGTATCGGCAAGATATGCTAATCTTATTCCTTGAGTAGATAACTCTACTGCCTTATCCTTATTGTCGCTATCAGTGCTAAAATAAAGAGATAGGTTTTCTATCCCCTTGAGAATAGTTGCTGCAGAGGGTACACGAGTATATACCCAGAATTGGATATCAGGATTATTTAGAATAACTTTTTTCCATGCGTGTGTATAAGTATCATTGAAGAAATCTCCGTCCCAGTGAATGCGGAATAGCATAGGTGCGTCTTTCTTTACACAATCAGCCCTAAACTCATTTATCATATCAGAGATTAGGCCTTCCATAGTGTCATGGTCTGCGTCTTTTAGCAGGGTCCAATTATGGAGAAGAGTATCTCTTACTCCCTTGTAGATTTTTTCAAGTTTTCCCGCATAACACACTTTAGAACATACGGAAGTTGCATTAGGACACGAGTAAGATTTACCAGCAGGAAGTCCGAAGGTGTTGGCGATTGTTGGGGTTTTTCCATTGGGTGAGACTGCATTTGCCACCTTCCTATCATTAGAGCGTTTTAGTTTCATTGCTCATCCTTTCTTTAGTTCAAGCATAACATTTTTGAGATAAAAAGTCAAGCAAGGGTTTTGTTTTTATGCTTTACTTTTCGGGAGTAGGCTTTTTTACTGCGTAATGGGGTGGCAGCATTAGATCTGCGTAATTCCATAAGTCTGCGTAATTCCTCAGCCGTTTTTTTTCTCATGAGATAATCTTACCACATACGTAAAGAAAAATCAAATGTCCGATTTGTCCGAGTTGCTAGGCGTTTTTGCAGATTACTCTACAAAAACATACCATTCAAGTTTTTCATCATCAAGAATAAAATGCTCAACCTCATCATCAAAGTCATCAAGCAAAACCAAATGATATCCGTTATTTACTTCCATGATTGTTTTTATGGTTAGATATTGTTGCTCTATCTTGATTAGATCACCTTCTGCCAGTTGATTTGGCAGAAGATAATCAGCAAAACGCAATTCCATACTTGTCATTGTATCAGACATTTATTTGCCTGTCACCCTTCCGTCACGATAAAAATGTTTGGTATACATTTTACCTGTGAGGTCTGTTAGATTATAGGTTGCGTATTCGTTGGCAGTTCCATGGTCTACGCATTTTGACCAAGCATTATGCGCTTCCATGAAGTCGCCAATACGGAAAGTTGATACCAATTCTCCGTCATAGTAAGTTGTTAGGACATAGTTGTATTCCATTTTAGATTCCTTCCATTGGTACAAGATTATCGCCTTCAAGTCTGAAACCTGTTGAGATTACTACCTCGCCTGTTTCATCATCATGGAATAGTGCTTCAGGAAATAACTGAAGAACACTTCCCAACATTTCATCAAATTTCATTAGATTTCCTCTCTTTCAATTAGCCAAGCCTGTAAGTGGTGTTGCTCAATAATAGCCCATGCTGGGGCAGTAGTCAAACCTTTATAGGTCACGCCTTCAGGCATAGGAATTTCCAAATCCCAAAGCCCTGCGTCATTTACTGCGTCAATAGCCTCAATACATGGAGCCACCATGAATTTAGGAACGGGAGGGTAGTGATTAGACGATAAGTGAATACCTATCTGAGTTTCAATATCAAGGTGAATACCAAGACTATCAAGTGTCCCGTCTGCCATTTCTGTTGCCATATTGCTTCCCATATTAGTTAGCCTCCATTGTTGTAAATAGTTGTGGCTCACTTAGCAAGCCGTTGTCAAATAATACTGAGCCATCTTCGTCAAGGATTAGACCATAAGTATTACACTCGCAGTCCTCCATGTCAAAGTCCTCTCCATTAGCCCAACCATGATAACCTCTGCCATAGCATAGGTCGCAGTTAGCAATAGTCCTTAGTGCGTATTCCAATTTATCCATTTTTCATTTCCTTTCTTTCAATACTCTGAGCCTATCATGTCCTACTGACATTTTCAATTCGACACGCCCTATTACCACGAGGAAGTGTAGTAAAAGGACAATTTGGACATATCGGACAATTCAAGAACACGCTTCAATTTCTTTATGGTGTCCTTGATATCCTGCCAATACCATTCGTCAATATCAGTACCGCCAAAGAAAAAGCCTTCTTGTGGTGGCAGTAGATTAGGGTCTTTATTGAATAGAGCCTGTTGGCAGGTATTCAACAATTCTTTCAATTTCTCAGTAGAGACATAGTATTCACCGCAGTTATCGTTACCGCCCTGAACATTCCTAACAAACCAAGAATGGATCTGATTAGCCTTGCGCCAATAAGCGCAGGTAACTTCAACATGAACGCCATAGATATCTGTTGCGACATCTTCCATTCCTGAAACATTTACAATTTCAGTCCAAAGTGGATTTATTACTTCAGGGCTATCCATTTTCAATTCATCATTAGACTGTAACTTAGTCCAGTCAATTTTTTCAACATACTTCTTAGCATGAAGATACATATCCAAACCCATTTTATTGAGCCTCCTCTACAACATCAAGAACATCAAACACTTCCATATTAGCAACATAGTGCTCAGGTAGCAAATACATAAGAGCACGAACATGAGAAACCGCCTTCAGGTCAGTTTCAGCATCAACACGATAAGAAATAAGAACATTTTTCATCAGTTTTTCCTTTCTTTATTTTCAGGCTTCCAGCCTATCATTTTCTACTGACAATTTCAAATCGACACGCCGTAATTTCGGGAAAATTTTGGGAGTGATAATAATCACATCATAAACACCTGTGGATAAACCTGTGGATAACGGGGCCTAGGATTTTTGAGCGGTATGTCAAGTCAACACACCGCTTTTTATTTTATTTTTTTATTCTTCTAACTCAAACTCTACATACTCATCATTTCCATTATCTCTTAGATTTGTGTAGATAACTATTTGTCCATCATTATCTTCATCTATTTGATACTCAGGTGCAATCTTAGCAAGAGCAGTTCTGAATTTATATCCATTCATTTTAGTCCTCCTCAACATCAAGAATTTTTATTAGATGAACACCGTGACCATCAACAGAAGAATCAAAGAATGAAATCATTGACTCTAAGTTTTCTTCTTCAGATAGTTGTGAATCAAAGTCTACATCAACATGAAATGAAGCGGTTATTGTATAAGTTGGCATTGTTAGCCCTCCTTGATTTCTACTTTTACATTGTCTGCCATGTATGGCAAGAATGACTCAATAGCGTTGATTACATCTTGCGCTACGAACTCATTAGATTGGAACTTAGCAGTTATTGTGAACTCCATTTTAGAGACCTGCCCTTTCTTTTACTCGCAAATATAGTGCGTGTAACTCTTGTCTATTATTATCTTTGAGATAAGCAATAGCATTTTGCTCATCTTTGGTCATAGAGTTATAAACAGCGATAGCCTCGCTAATCTCACTCTTAGCATTTTTATCAAACTTAGAGATAGCACTATCGCCAAACTCAGCACGAATATCGTTTCTAACTTCATCAGCATAACTCAACATTTTTACCTTCTTTCATTTTCTTACCCCGTAAGTCTATAACATATTCCAAAAAATATCAAATCCAAAATGCTAATAAATCGGACATTTTATAAAATATTTTTGTGAGAAAAATCACATGTAACGTAAGTTATATTGTGGATAACCTGTGGATAACTCCCTAGGCGATTTTTATTGTTTAGCAGCACACGCAAAACATTTGAGATCTGCGACATATATTCTACCGCAGACCTCGCATGTTTTGAATTTAGTTTTCTTTCTTGGCATTTCTTATGATGAAATAAATTGAAAGAATCAAACTAAGTTGAACAAGTGTTGTTAGAAATCTACTCATACGGGAATCAATCCAATCTCATCAACACCGCAAGCCTTTTCGAATCTTGCTTTATCGAATCGCTCATTATCGGCAGCGAAATATTGTGCGAATTCCTCCACTAAATCTTCAAATACCTGCGGATGAATCTCATCAGAGAATCCCCGCAAAATGTCGGAAGTCTTTACATAGTCTTTTCGTGTCATCATTAGAGAGTTCCCCCTAACAAAATAAACGCATGAGTTCCGCCCTCATTTACTCGCTCTAATTCTTGAATTAGTTCGGCGGTAGAAAGTAGGGAAGCGTTTCCAATTAGTTCCTCTACTGCTTGTTTATTCATGTCAGCAAAGACACCAGCAGGCAGGCGAGAAATAATTTCTGCCATTTCTGAGTGAGAATAAACTCGTGAAATAAAATTCACTCCATAGGAAGTGAAGGGATAGTCTGTGTAAGTTGTAGTCATTTAGTTATTACCTTTCTTAGTTGTTGATACAATTTTAGCGATTTTCTCTGCGTTTGTCAATTTTATTTCTTGGCGTTGCGCCTCGATCAGTTTCTTGAATTCATCAAGTTTCATAGTGGAAGAATTTCCTTTCCGTAGTAATTTACTGCCTGAACAATGTTGATAACTCCTTTATAGTCTTTACACTTAGGGCAAAAACGATTTTGTCTATCGGTAGTTATTGAGCAGAATACGCAAATGTTATCCTGAAGGGCAAATCCCAAATCCTCAAGTTCTCTTAGTGTTGTCATTAGTTTTCCTTTCTTATTTATCTAATCTTATCAGAGGGGGCTGACATTTACAAGTCAGACACCTTGACGGCTATGGTAGCCCACTTATGACCATTGAAGCGAATTGAATAGGCTTGATAGTCTGTGCCCACCCAGACATCATCTCGCTTTGTGGCGTAGTTGATTTCTCCGCCTTGATAACGGCGAGCAAGTGAGCGAGGGTGATAAGTTTGACCTACGAGAAGGTCTTCGATAGAGTATGCTTTCATGAGTTTTCCTTTCTTTATACCTACAAGTTTAGCAGAGGGGTCTGACATTTTCAAGCCGACACGCCGATTTAGTTTGTGTGAGTTGGCTCACATTCATAGTGGAAACGGGCAAATCGGACATTAGGAGAGGTTCCTTCATGCCAAGTAGAGAAGTGCCAATTTTTATCAGTTCTCCAACCGCAATCATCATCATACCAAGTAAATTGCTCAATAGTTTTTTCACAATTAGCACAAGTAGAGGTAGGACTTTCGGGCAGATAGTCAATTATAGTTGGTTTATGAGGGTTTAGAATTGTTTTCATAGTTTTACCTTTCTTTTTTCTTACTCCGTAAGTCTAACACACTCGCATAAAAAAAGCAAGCCGACACGCCGTAAAGAACGTAACATTTTGATAACGACACGCCCGACTGCGGGGGCTAGGCAATGTCCGATTTGTCCTATTTATTTTGTGGTCTAAATCACTTGCGACACGCCGTGTTAGGACTTGACTTTTTGAGATTTTTATGTTATTATTCTCCTATAAAGAAAGGTTAGAAAATGG